GCGACTGGGGGAAGCAGGATATCTACTGTAGCCGTGGTTTCGTCGGTTGCGCCGGTTGCCTTGGCGATACTATCCACCAAGTTTGTGACTTGCTCCATTGCCTTTGACACGGCGTCAGTTGTCGGTGCTTCCACCTCGACATTTACCTGCTCAGTCTGGGCGTCTGTGTTTGTGTTTGCGTTTTGTTCGCTGGCCATCTTGCCATCCTCCTCGTTTTGTAAACATTTTATCACGACAAAATCTAATTCGTTTGCCGGTGAATCCACCACGGATACTTCGTTGACATCTAACTCCAAAAACCTCTGTAATGCCTCGTTTCCCATTTTACGCCTCTGTCAATTTCTGCACCTTGGCTTTGCCGCCGATGCTGAACCCTTTCAAATCGCCTTTTTTGACCATATCCCATAGTTTTGTTTCAAGAACTTTCACAGTCATAATCCAGGACCCAGATTTGACCAGAGTGCTGTTCAAAATGACATCTTGCGGAGCAATCCAAGACTCGTATAATTCAAACTTGTATTTTCCAAAATTCTTGTGTTGCAATCCCAGTTTTGTGGCTTGATTGTATTTGGCCAAGAATTTGTGCGCCGCTTTGCTGATGACTTCAGTGCTCATGATGTCACCTTGAGCATCGACCACTTCGGGTTGCAGAACGACGCCGGTCACCGTTTGCTCTTCAAGGTTGGTTTTAATAAGGGGAACGTATATGCTCTTACAGACTTCGTCTTTCTTCTTTTTTTTGTCTTCGTCTTCTTCTATTTTCGGCTTGATTTCCGATGTTGAGATTTTGGCAGGTTTCTTTTTCCCGCTTTCAGCTATTGTTGCAGCTGCGATTGCTTTCGTTGTGGTGCGGTCTTCGGTTGTCATTGCTTTGCGACGCATTTTTCACCTCAACAAAAATAGTAGGCTGGAAATGGAAATTCGCAAAAAAAAAATAAATTCAGCGAAATTGGTTGCGCTATAATCATGCGGGGAAGCGTGCGATTAACACGCGATTATTAACGATTTAGGAAGCCAATGGAATGGGAAAAGTCATTGGCACCAAGTCGGCATATGAGGAAACGTCGACGATATCAATGGTGCACCGACACCGAAAGTGATATGCTGGAAGTGCCAACCCTGCGGATGCTAGTTGCGACGATGTTTTTCCTGCTATGCCTTTGGCGCTTCGTGGCCATGGATGAACCAATTTGATTGTTTCGGGTTTTTTCGCGGCGAATTCGTTGATTATCTGATCCAGCCCTTGTTCCGTCGTGAAGGTTTTCCCTTGCAACCCCAGGCAGACTTCGCAGATTCTAGAACCGCCGGGATTCACGATTGTGTATTTCTGGATGCCTATTTGAGCGAATGAGCGCATTTGGCCATAGGTTCTGCCGACGGTCATTGCGTTGGCAACCAAACCTTCGAAATACTGCTTCTCCGTTCCAGCGAAACCCGCGGGGGTAACGAATATCGTCAATGCGTTTGTGATCCGCTCCTCCATCAACTTGGCTGCCTTTTCGGTAGACTGGCCAGCTTCAATCATAGTTTCTTTGGCCGTTGCCGCAATCGTCTTTGATAGATTCTCATCGTAGTGTTGTCCAACCCAGAAAACGTTTTGATTTTCCAGCGCATCGATTGCCGCTTCATCGATGAGGTCGAACGTCGGGTTGACGTCGTATTTGGCTTTGGCAACCGTCTTGTCGTCGCCGGTCGTTGGAGGGATGTTGTATTGAAGCGAAGCGGTTGATTGCCTGGTTGCCTTCTTGTGCCCGGCGACGCGGGCCATGCGGTAAACTGACTCCATCTCCTTGTTGAATTTCGGCAACACTTCCGGCGCCCACGGCTTCATTATCTTGTTAATGGCAGCCGTAATTGCCGCAGCTCTGCTTTTCTTCCTTGCCATGGAAGACGCTTTGGAAACAGCTTCGGTACGACGGATGTTCCATTTTGCTTCCAAATATCTTCTCAAACGCAATTCTGTTTGGGCTAACTGCGCTGTGTAGCTCAATTTGAACGCCTTGGCAACCAGGTGGTTGGAAGCCACAACAGCCCTGTAGGTGCTCTCTATGTCATTATCGCACACGTTACACATTGCGCACCTTACCTTATGTCCAAGTCTGCTTTTGTGGTCCCTGCCGCCGTTCTGGTGGTCTCAACTTGCCTCTCAAGCTTGAGTTCTAGCTGCTTGTTGATTCGAACCAGCTGGTCAGCGACGGCGTCATCGTCTGGAACCATCTGTTCGTTGCCGCACTTGGTACAAGTCGCCGGAACACCAGGGTCTGATAATTGTTCGTCCATCAACTTGCGTTTTAGCGCCGTGACCTGCTGTCCAGGTTCCGTCGGTTCGGCTTGGTTCTTCACAGCCTCAGCCATCGTCAAACTGAACGGAACGTCCGCCGGGAACTCAGGCGGGAATTCAGGCAACTCTGCAGACATGATGTCTTCCAACATCTCTCTGGCAATGCGTGGCGTCATGCCGCCAGTCTTTTCGGCGCCAGCCAGGATTTTCACCAATTGCTGGTTGTCTGTGGTGTTTGGTGAGTTGCTCCGATACTGGTGATACACGATGTCCATGTCCGGGAAAATTACACGGTTGATGAAATCGTCAAACGTCGCTCGCTCTGGAGCAAACACTTGCTCATCTGCAAGAACCCTGCTTGATTCCGCTGTTGCGCGCGTGTAGTCGCTTGTTCTTCCCACGTAGATTGGCGGCAAGCGCCACACCCTTCTGATTTTGTCTTGGTTGTTGTCGCTGTAGTTCTGAAACAACGCATCCCGGTGTTGGGCATCTGTGAGCGTTTGGAACTCGATTTTGCAATGTGTTCCGCTGTCTTCGCCTTCTTGGTCCCCCTCTGCCTCAATCAATAGGAATTTGCTGTAGTTATCTGAGCCTTGAATTTGGGATTCCACGAAGCTTTCGATGCGGGTGATTGACCCTTCGGTGAGTTGCCCGTTGCTGACCATGACTGCCATAGAAGGAATGTTGTTATTCCTGAAAGTGACATAGTTGATTTCTTCAGCGGCGCGGTCACCGAAGATGGATAGCATATTACCGATATACCTTGGCAGTCCATACGGCGTCCTGGAAGAATATAGTTTCAAATGAACAACTTCGTTGGTTTTCACTTCACCATTTTTGCCCGTCCATTTCTTCCCCGTTTTGGAATCGTAGTGACGTGGGTCGCCAAACTCTTTGAACCACCGACATTCGCCGCCGCCGATGGTGCTCAGATTTCTCAAATACACCGATTTGCTTTGAACGTATTTTCTAAACCGCTTGTACTGCGAGATGGTATCGATGGCAACGCTGCCGTCTTCCTGTAACTTCAGGATTTTCTTGTCAACCTTTTTCAATTTATCGTCCATGCGTCCCAATCTCATTTGGTAACTTGGGAGGTGGACAAATGATTGGATGGCGCCGTTGTCTGAACGGATGGTTTCGAAATAGGCGTTCCCGGTTGTCTCCAAATCACGACGCAACTTTTTTCTGAATTCTACAAACGATTCTTCGGTGCAATATTGAAAAAAGTTGATCAACTTGACTTTCTCTGAGTGAGCTGCTTTCAACAACTTTTTGGGTGTTTTATTTCCATTCTTCTTGTCGTCCTTCAACCGCGGCTTGAAACGGTGGCCGAACCCTTCGATGTTCACTTCCATCGCTTCGATGCACTGATTCATCTCTGAAGAATGTTCTGGAAGCATTGCCAGGGTCAGCATATCGAAAGGCGGTTCGATGGCATCACCCTTAACCGATAATTCGTGGAAGGGATCAATGGGGATGGATTCGGATTTGTTTGCCGCCTTTTGAACTGGAACATCAACTCCCCCGATGACTCTTGCGTTGAGTTGTTTCATGACTTTTTGCGTAGCCCCGTTGTGGGTGACATTCGCTTGTTTTTCTTGCGATTTCGTTGCCATTGTATCCTCCTATAAGAGCCCAGGTTCTAACGTTCTGCGTCGTTTCTTTATGAGTTTGCTTGCTCTGGTCGCCAAATCAAGCGCGTCAAACAAATCTTTGTATTTGTAATTGGGGAACAACACAAGCTGTTCGATTAGCAAGTGCATGTTGCCGCCTTTTTTGAAGAACATTTTCATTCCTTCAAACAACGACGACAGCTTCCATGCCCTCGTGATCTTGTCTTTATCTTGGTTCACGGGTTTCAATCTGATATCAACGTCGTATTCGTCTTTAAGGTGCTGGAATTGGGCTTTCTGATACGCATTGGTCTCTATACAACACTTAATTGGTTTGTATTTTTCGTAAAACTCAATAATCTTTTTGGTTTGCGCACCAAATCGAATTTGGTTTGCGTAATAGTCCAGAATGTACCGATTTCCAGATTTGTCCAACCCCAGCACCACTATGGCAAATTGGTCAGCGGATTCTTGTTCTGTAATGGCCAAGTCAACGCCCATGAAAATGCGCAACCCTGATGGAATGTTGCCTTCTTCAATAAGTTGGCATTGGTCATACTGGAATATCTCACCCTTCATTGCTTCGGTATCACACTGATATTGAGCGTTGAAAATGATAATGCCCGCTTTTTTCTTCTTTTCGAAGAAATACGACGCCGTGAATTTCTCAGGCCACGGCGTTCGGCCGTCAGCTGAGAGCGCCGGTATGACTTGGTGGTGGTCTTTGAGTTCGTTCTCTATGAAATGGCCGTACAAATCATCATAGTGATAACGAGTGCCAAGCCTGTGGTGCTCTCCCCTGTGCGGCACTTCGTCATCAGGGGGTTCCAACGTCGGATCAAGAGATTGATAGTACCACGTTTTCTGTTTGTCTCGCATGTGCTTGGTTCGTGAATTCTCTTCATCCACCAAGTCGTCACTGATAATGATGTCATAGTGCTTACCAACGACTTGCGAGCCAACGCCCAACGTTGTGACGCTACCTTCTTTTGCCCTCGATGTACGTGGCAACACTTCGATTTCTGTGTTATCCCACTTTTTAACCAACTTTGAGTCGTAATACGGCCCAAACACTTCTGTTAGTTTTATGTTGTCTTCGAGCTGTGATTTGATTTCTTTCAGAATCGTTTCAGCGTGTCGTGATGTTTTCGATGTGACAAGGATTCTGAGATTGGGGTTTTTCAACAATAGGTGTATTGTCTTGGTAATCGCACATAACGTTGTTTTACCGGCGCCACGGAACACCAGTTGCAAGTTGTCTGGGTGTAGGAATTGGAAGCGCAGCATCGCAAGGTGGAACGGTTGGACTTTGTATCCAAGAACGTGTATTGCCAATATGTCGATGCGGTTCTTTTCTACGATTTGCCTTTTCAACCATTCGTCAGACATATAGCGACAATAATTGTATGCCTCAACCAATTCGCTACGCTCAGCTGTATCTAAATTCTTTAGGACGGCAGCAGGGTCTTTCATAACGACTCCTGTCTGTTATGAAAATTGTTCTTGATTAAAGCCAGCCACAGCAATGTCTACATTACCGGTTGTGACCGTAACTTGAACGAAAAAAATTCTGCCTCTTGATGGGACGGTGAACTCATAGGGGATACCGGCGCCAACTCCGGCATACGTAATTGGAGTGTGTTCTTTGATGAACGCTTGGGCTTTTTCGCTCCACCACCAAATCTCCACATTCGGATTCACGCCTGCTGCGGGAACGACCTGAACGTGTGTGGATTCGTACATGCTGGAATTGCAACCGTGCTTTCTTGTAACGGCAGACATAACGTCCGCTGTCGCAACGGCTTCTCTGTACAAAACATAGTCCGGTGTTCTCGTCGGCGAAGTCTTGGTTGACATTTTGATACCTCCTCAGGCGGAATCCTCAAACGAAGATGCCTAAATTTTGGTTGGTTGATTACTCATGCGCGATGAAGGCCAAGGCTTCACCAGACACGTTCATGTCAGAATCGGTTCCCAGTTTGAAACCATCCGACAGCGGTGTGATTCCGCCAGAAGTGATCAGACTGGAAGTGCCCGCCGCGACTTGCTTATGCCCGCCTGCATCTGCCATCTGGTCCATCCAGGTGAGCTTGTCGTGACTTGTCAGGTTGATGAGTTCCACCTTGGTCGGTCGGAATCCTACTTGACGAAAACTGATTTCTGCGCCGGTACCAAAAACTTTGCCCGTTTCTACTCTTGTTCCACCACTACCCATTTTATCACCTCCGTGTTGTGATTGGCCCTTGACGGTATGTACCCATGGGAAGGCATTTTCCTGCGCTTGTGGCGCTGGGGCCGGTTGTTACGAAGAATAGATTATAACGAAGCGCAAATTTCAACTAAATTTTTGCTTTTTGTCTAATTTAGATCTTTTTTGTTTATTTCGGATGAGGATTCGGGCATTTTTTCGTCTTTTGGCGAGTTTTCTAACGGTGTTGAAATTGCTAAGCACGGCGGAAAGACGACGGAATCGACAAACGGTTTGCCGTGTTCGTCGTAAAGATACTTCTCATACACTGTGAGCCGTTTTGCTGATGCCATAAACTTGATGTTGATGATTTCCAATTGAGCTTGAAGTTCCACCAAATCTTCGGCGACGGCGATCAACCCAAGCGCACTACCCTTGCAATTTTTGGCCTTCGCCTCATATTCTGTGAGCGCTTTAAAATGCTCATCGGTGATTTTCTTGCCCCATTGCCCCATCAGCTCGATTAATTTCAACGTCGCTGGGCTCATTCTTGGTCCGCATCTTTCAAAAGTTGGTTAGCATTCGGAGCCCCGTCCAAATACTTTTTCACAGCTTTGGCCATGTGGCATTCTTTTTTGGTCGAACAATTCACAACTGGGTTGTTCATATGTTCAGCGTGCGACCACTCGCATGGGCGGCGGCCAACCCACCACCGAACAACTGACGCCACCACCATGTTTTCCTTTTTGCTCATTTGCCTTCTTTCTGTTTTTTTTTGGTATAATGCAACAACTGCACCACCCATATAGCGTTCATCGCTACTATCGCTATACCACCATAAAAGCTCAAACGCTGATTCAAAGTCGGATAATAGTGAAGATTCCAGACACCCCACAGCGTGAAGAATGCGACGTGCTTCCAGTCTACGCCCTTGACTTGTTTGTCTTTGTGTAATTTGATTACAGACATCAAGATGAAAAAGCTTCCGAGAATTTCAAACGTACCGTTGATTGCGTCAGCCATCCAACAAACCATCCTTGCCTTGAAATACCATCGCGGTTTCGTATATTACGATTGGCATAATCAATCCTATGAGCGCTGCCATAGAAAGCGTTAAATCCACAACAAGAAAAATGAACATTACATATCGTCCTTGTCTCGAAATCCCAACCATTTCGGGATGCGCGGCTTGTCCTTGACTCCGTGGGGTTGATAACTGTATTTGAAGATACGGCTGATGTACTTGTCTTGGTTGTCCCAAATCTCTTGCCTGAGCGCCATTGTCAAACCGACTCCTGTGCCGCACTTGAATTCAACTCCTGTGTGGATGTCGCGACACAGGAATTTCCCCAACCTTCCCGCTGGAACCTTCCCGGCTTTAGCCGATGACCTTTTGGCTAACCCTAATGCGTCTTTTTCCAACGTGTTCTGGTTGCTCAATTGTTCTTCCATCCCAAGCACCACTGCTTCGGAATCGAAAAACACCTTGAGTTTGAGCAACCAGCGTTCATTCCACGTAGAACGGCCGCACTTGTACGGGCCATCGGGCGCCCTCAGTATCACTCCTTCAAACCCTTGTTTCAACACCTTGGCTTCGTACACTTTCAACTCTTCTACGGAATTGATCACCACGAACGGCAAGATTTTGACGTATTTCAGCGCGCCGGTTCCCGTAGCCGAACGCACCCAATCAGCCATATTGTACAGTCTGTCCAAATACGAGACGCTGATGTCACCATCTTCCACATAATCGAACATGTAATACACAAAATCCGGTGCGCCTTCTTTCGACATGACGTCTGAGGTGACCTTGGAAAAAGACGCAGACGAGAATATTTCACCATCTGCGCCCGGCGGGAGGTGTTCCTCCAAAATGCTTCTGATGTGGTCGTTCCGTATCGGTTTGAATGACCTGCTCAACACGTCGTCTCCAACCTTTAGACACCGAATCCCGTCAACTTTCGGCGTCGCTATCATCGGAAACACCAACTCATTGACGTCTTTCACTTCTGATGCCAACATTGGCCTGGTAATAGTCATGGTTGTCCTTTCGCAAACCCAATAACGATTATTAGGCCAGCGCGGCATTCATCGCTGAATTAATAGTGTTGGCCGTCGGCTTGGATCAGTTCGCGCGGTTGTTGGATGTGTTGCATCGGGAATTTTGTTTCAATCATTTCCAATGGGTTTTCAACTTGTACAAAACCCACCGAACCGCAGTTATAACAAACGTATCCAATTCCATCCGTGCGCAGCCTTTTGTTGTGGCATGCGCTAATAGCTTTCCAATCATGTACGCATTCCATTTCGAACCTCCCAATCCAAACGGCGCCATTGCCGTTGATTATGGATTAACTTACTTTTGAGAGAATAGCTAGATTTTTATTGACTTGTTTTTTCGATTGGATTTCAAGTTGGGCGCTCGTTCCACTCTGACATTGCGTCCAAATGGGCGCGCGCTATCTTGTCTCTCCAATAGTCGCTGGCAAGTTTTGTGGCGTCTGAAGGATGGGTCATGAATCCATTTTCGGTCAACACGGCTGGACACTTTGTTCGTCTCAATACGTAATAGCCTCCTTTCTTGACGCCGCGGTTGTGGAAATGTGCCGAAGCGGCGATTTTGGGCGCCAACATTTTCGCGAATCGGTGCGAGTTGGGTGACCGATTGGGTGAAACGAAAACGACCGAACCGTGAGCAGTTGGATTCCACGCGCGGCCGTATCCCATGGCATTTGCGTGAATTGATATGAAGATCGTAGTGGGGTCGATTTCATAGAACGCGTTGGCGCGTTTTACAATTGACCAGAGCCCTACAGATTTTATCTCCGGATCAAGGTGCGCGACGCTAAAACCGCCGTATTGCGGCGCCAACTCGATTATCCGTTTGGTGATGGCGATGTTGAATTCGTATTCCAACACGCCGGGCGGCTTGAATGGGCTCCTTTTCCCCTTCGTGTTGATGCCGTGGCCTGAGTTCAGTACGAACAAAGTCATCTTTTGCCTCCCGTTGCGACCTCAAGTTGCGGGACCTGAGAGAAGTTGTTGGCGTTCAATTGATACTTCACCTCGTCCAGAATTTCTTGTCTGGACGTTTTCGGGTATTTCTTGACAGTTTTCAACCAGGTGTACGTGAAGGCGCCTTGCCAACTTCCCGCAATGAACGCGTCTGCTGACGTCTGGCTGTCTGCGCTACCGGCCCAAACCACCGTCAACCCTCTTGCGCTTCTGAACGCGTCTTTGATTTGTTTGCACGGCGCTTTGACAGAATTGGCTGGTGAAGGGATATTTTTGGTCATCGAAAATTGACGGGCCCCGGTTCCTGAATGGCAGCAATCCAAGATTATCTCTGCGCAGCAACCATGCGGAACATGTGAAAAAATTTCAGACAATTCGTCGTCTGTGATATAGGTACCGTCCCAATTCATATCGTGCGGGCAAAGCAACTCATCTTTTCTGTCAGCTTCGTCGCCGGAAGTATCGGCAACTTGAGAGCCATGGCCTGAAAAGTGGAAGGTAAGAATGTCTTCAGCTTCCAACTCTGCCACCCCAGCTTCTAACGCCTCCACAATTGCTTTTTTTGTAGCTTTTTTGTTTTTCAAGATGGTGATATTTGGAAAATCATACCCCCTCTCTAAAAGGAATAGTTGCATGTTGTCGACGTCGTTGCAACACCCCATCAGATTGTTGCCGTCTTGATAGTTGTTAATGCCCACAAGGACTGCGTATTTCATGTGTTTCTCCTATTTGCGGCGGAAGTTTCAAACTAAGGAAGGGAGTGGAAGGTCACTGCTTGATACCAATACATTCGGCCGTGGCTGAACAATTCCCTGCCTTCCCCAGGCAATCGTAGTCTGGCTGGCTGGTCATATTTGTGTAAATGAACATGAGTGAGTCGCATTTCTCCGTACATTTGTTACCGCGTGGAAAATTTCCGGTTGGTATCGATTGCATCACGACGGACACGCAGCTCATGAATTCGAAACCTCCACCGCAAATGTGTTCGCAGAATTTCTCTGCATCGCACCCCTCGCCATCGCCGCATACGTTCTCTCCATCAGTGTCCCATTCGGGTGTACCGTCGCCCACGACATCGCCTGTGATGTCATCTACGATGTCAGAGATGCTGCCGGAGCATCCCACGCATAGACCGAAGACGGCCAAACCGAGTACCATTGCCAATAGATTCATTTTCATTTCAATCTCCCTGTTGCGCCAAGTGTCATTTGACCTTGACTTTGGTTTTTTTCCGTTGGACAACGCGTCCGCCGGAACGTTTGCTGTTCTTGCTCTTATTGAATTTGCTAGCGTAGGCTGGTTTTTTCTTTGCCTCTAGCATTAATTCTGGGTGCGCCGGTCCAACATGTATAGAACCGGGATCAACGTCAATAATTCCCTTGTCGCCGTATTCGTCCATTATGGCCTTCGCAAAATTCAACTCTTTTACCAACGCCGCCTTCAATTCGTCGGATGACAATTCTGCCACGTGGTTCAAGACTTCCTTTTTATCGGCTTCTTTGTGTATGACACCGCATTCTTGCCCTTTGACGATGACCTGGTTGATGATGTCTGAGCGCACTTTTATCGCTGATACAGCGGCGGAAACAGTTCTATCATCTTTGTGTTTGTCGATTATCTCCGTCAAGTCTCTCACGTTCACCATCTGGTCGATGACGTATTGGACATATGTGTGTTCTGTAGGCCGGGTTCGTAATTCTTCTGACTTGGTCTCGAATAGATTTGATTTCAACGTTTCATATTGGTCTATAGTCAAATCAAATTCGTTCATCAAATCGGCTTCGTCTTCGTTGCGCGTCAAAGCGTCGTACAGCCGATTCATTCTCTCCATAGCTTGAATTTTTGTCAACCTCATTATTGAACCTTTCGCCTTCTTAAGAATACCACGTTTCCAGCACAAAGCTGAATATAGATTACCGCCGAACAACCAAACACAGAATTTTTTTTTGGAAAAACAGTCGACGCGATTCAAACGCGTCCTATACTTGCATTAGGGGTTGATATCATAAATAGGGGGACAACATGGTAGATTTTAACAGTTTGATCGATGAGAGAGAAAAAATCAAGAAAATCAAAAAAACTGGAATCTTCTGGGCGCTCACCGACGAACAACGAGAGTCTGTGCGCCACGTGGAAAAGAAAAACAGGGTAGGCGAAGTTTCGAAGGGCCGATACAAAGTGATTTTTGACGAAATCATTCAAGACAATTTAGGAGGCAAAGGAAAATGATGACACCCGCGGAACTCACCCAGGCAACGTTGGCCAAGCGTGTGATATTCGTAATACGTGACGGGGAAATTGAACCTGTGAAAATCGCCGCATGTTCTGCTTCAGCGAAACCTAGTTTCTTGATCATTTTGGTCGATGGCACAAACACAACGCCGTTTGAAACAGAGTTCTACATGTTCCGAAGCGAAGCCAAGCGCGCATTGTTGAAGGCCGTGAAAAAGGTGGAAGCAGAACTTGTCGCCCGTCTAAATTAATTCTTTCCTAACGATAAAATTATAGTTATATTTTAATACACGGCGCAGGGGGTGTCGTGTTTGATGGCCAAAGATTTCGATAAGATCATATTCAAAGATGGTATTCCATATGTGTTTGTTGAGACATTCTTGGGCGAAGCCGTTTACAAGAAAACAGACGACTTGGAACAAGACGAAACGCCTGTTTCTGGTGAGCCTACTCGGGTTGTAAAAGTAGATGGGTTTGATTAGGTGATTCTGGGGGCCGGGAACGCGTCTTCACGTTCTTCAACGTCTGTGAGTACGTATTGAGACATGTGGTGTGACGTTTCGAAGTCTGTCAAAACTTTATTGGACTCTTCTTCTGATATGGTGTACCCCCTTCTCTTGAACTTCAACATCCTGCAGATTGAAGAACCCGGATCACCATTGCCGGTGTAAAACAACATTTTGCGTTTAGCGTCTTTATACGCTCCGGGTATGGATTCAAATTTGATTTCGTTCATCCCTTCTACGTATATGGCCATCTTGCAACATGAGAAATCAAACCTTTTTAACAACGCTTGCACGCAGCTGTGGGAGCCCTTGATCAATTGGAGTGATTTGTCTGAATGATTGCTATATGTGATGGCATATTTGCTTTCGTATAAACCCCATCCTGAAAGATTTACGCCGAAGGCAGTGACCAAATCTTCGAATTTCACAGCGCTGCTGTCCACCACAAAGAAATCAATATCTTTCCAATCGTCTTTGTTGAGAACGTCTCTGACGAACCCTCCTGCTATGCACAAGCCTGGAAGGTTAAGCAAATTTTTCGCTTTCGGCGGTAACGCGCGGTGCACCAATTCTGCCAATTCATCAGCAGGCGGTTGCGCGCGGTGCACCAATTCTGCCTGCTGATGAATGGTGTTTGGCTGCGATGGTCTGAAACACCGCCGGGCTTGTTCTAGAGATGGCATGTCACGCGTCGAATTTCTTTGCGTCGTCTTCTGGTTCCAAGTCCATCCCCAGATTTGCCACCACTCTTGACGCCGCCTCATAGGCGTTGATTCGAAGTGTCATACATATTGACAGAAAATCTTGGACTTCTACGCTTTTGCTCAATTTCTTGATGTCAGCAGCGTTTTCCGCCATTATGATTACATAATGGAATTGTAAAAGCTGTTTTTTGCTAGCCATTTCCCCTCTATTCTTCGATGTGCGATAATTCGTTGTTGACGTCTCTGTTCGTCGCTGCTTCTTCAGTGAATTTTTCTGGATAACGCTTCTTCAGCTTGGTCAAATTATCTTCCAGGAGATGATCAAAAGCAAGCCCGGAATTAAATGTCAAAGCGAATAGCGCCATATAGACGTTGGCCAACGCAAGGTTGATTGCATCGGCTTCCAGCGGGGTTCCATAGAATACGTGCTTTTTCACGATGTCTATGTAGTTGCCTATTTCCATGCCAAGACAACCTTCCAACGCCGCCGGGCGATTTGGTTGAACTGGCATGATTATCAACGGACCAAAAGCTGCAGTTGCCGCGCTGTATCCAATGGCGAGGTACCACGCCAAATCGCCGATTTCCTCTTTGATGTTTTTGTGATCTGCATTGTTGAATGCGTTTTCAAGCTCTTCAATTTCAGTTGCAAACCCCAACGCAGAATGGAGTAAGCGCAAGGCCGGGAGGTTGCCGCAACGCCTGCCAATCATATCGAAGTCGCGCGACTCCGTACAAATGGCGCCGTCTATGTATTTTGTGAATTCCATGATTACCTCTGATTCCCGCTGCCTTGGGGTTGGAGCTGGTGTGTAAGTTCCGTGATTGCCTGGAATGTTTTATCATCTACCGTTTCGCGGGTGGCGACGATGAATAAGCGTGCGAATGCATTGGCGCGCGTTTGCTTGATGAACTCGGTCACGATTCCGATGCGGCGTTGTGTTTTCTGGCAAGCAAAACCGGCGTATTTCGATGCAACGTGAACGCGTCTGAACCAATCTGGGTCCGAATAGTTGCCTGTTGTGGTCGCTGTTGCTTTCGCCGCTGATATCTGGTTGTCCACCTTCGCCTTGTGTGCTTCGTATTCACCCAATTTGTCCAGCAATTTCGCCTTGAAAGATTCCATATCTTCCAACGGTTGTTCACGAACGAAATTACAAAATTGTTCCAACGACAAGACTTCGTAGGTTTCGGTTTTTTCTTCCATCTTTTTGCTTCTGCCTTTCTGTGTGCAACTATACAAGCTGCGTGAACTAGTTCACCAGCCAACCATGACACGCTGTCTTCGTTCAGCGTGACTGCGTCTTGGCCTTCTCCGATATAGTGAGCACCAATTCCGCCTATGACATCTATCCGGTATTCTTCATCAAATGCGTGCACTTCTACGGTTGCAACGCCGTTGGATGCTATGTATATACTGTTTTCATGCATCGGGTTTCAACTCCAACACAAGGCGGTTCGCCGTTTTGGCGTCTATTTTCAACTTCTCAATCAACGCCGCGATTTCCGAATCATCCGTAATTGCGCGACAAGGGGAAAGCTTCATGGCTTTGATCAGCTCTTTCAAACATTCTATCGCGGCGTTAGATTTTTTCATGTGTCGATACAAGGATATTCTTTTTTCGCGTCGTTCGATTATTTCATCAAACATTGCGCCATACAGTTGCTCACATTGCGTCTTCGAAGAGGGAAACCCGTTTACAAAGCCAGGCTTACCTGTGCCGCCATGCTTGTTCCAAATCTCCTTTGTCTTCTCTCTTCCAAATTCCATGATATATCCCGCTGCTGCCTTGCGTAGGTTGAACCAATGATCTGGAATTCCCTTTCCCATTATTTGCGTTTCCCACACTTGCGCGGTGCGCCCTCCCCGGTATGGTAGAGGTAGCGGCCATCATCATCATCATCGTACGAAACCAACATGAGGTTGAAAACCTTACCGTTGGAGTTTTTCGTTTCGATTTCGACCAACGATTTGACTGTTTCGACATCCACTCCGTTGGCTCTGATGATTCTCTGCTTTGCTTTGCTCATTTTAATTCCTTTCATTCGAAATGTTTCCCTACCACGTCTGTCACCAAGACGCCGTCGATGGCCCAATAAGAATATTCTGGGTTCATTTATCGCCTTCGTAATTCCTGTAATGCCATGCCAACCACGCGATTGCTATGACGCCCAACGTTGTGTGGTACATTTCTTTGATGACGCGTGCTGCCAATTTCTTTGCCAAAAATTTCATACAGTTTCTCCCTTTGCCGCCACGTCGGCGGCAATTTCCACCAACTTCTGGAACAATTCAAAAGCGATAACCACACTGTCGGGCGTTTGCGGCGCAGCCACGACGGCATGCAGAAGGCAAAATTCCTTGACCAAAGCGTGGTACTCTGCGTTTGCTTTCCACTCTGCATCCCATTTCGCGCAAGAAGCTTCGCGTTGTTTTTCTGCTCTCAGGTGGACCCCGCATGCGGGGTTACCGCCCTTGAGAGAGCCCTTAGCTGGTTTGCCGCATGGATGCTTACGCCATGTTGAACCAACGTGCTCAGAACACTTTTCTTTGATTTTGCCAGCCATTACAGCACCTCTGGTTTGAACGTCTTCGACCCGCCAACACGATAGTCCATTGCCTTTTTCAGCATGGAACTTTTGATTTCGAAATACTCCGCGCCGCTAAGTTGAACCCAACGTTTGCCTGACAACCCCTCGAATATCCATGCTCGGAATTTCGTTTCATCGAGGTACGCGGGTTTGGTAACGTTCGGGACTTTTGACATTTTTCTTGTGATTCGATACTTGGTGAATTTTGCCATCGTTAGCTCCTTTGCGCGCGCGGGGGATAACCGGCGCGCTTTTATATATCACACCTTCGGTGTTCGGCTGACTAATTAGTGTGTTTTTTGATGATTTCCAAATCAACTTCCGACAATTCCAACGCTGAGTTTGGAACCCAGTGGCCGCAGAAGACGTCAGAACCGTTTGCTGAATGCTCATCGTTGGAAGCGCCAAGTTTGTGAATCAGCTCGTGCATCGTCGTGCTTTCTACGTCGTGAGAATTCATCAAATCTGTCCTGATTATTATGCTATCCCCGCTGCGCCGTCCAACTTTGCCTTCCAAAAATGGCCATCTGGCCAGGGTGGCTTCCGTGTCGCTGGTGCAAATGAAAACGCGCCCCAAAGGCGCGTCGTAATCGATTTCCACTACTTCAGAGATTGCGAAGAAGTCTTCACCAGCGCCGTCGTTGATTTTTTCCACAGCGCGTTCGATGGCGGCGATTTCTTCGGGTGTGCAATTCGCGTCAATCTTGTAATAGTCGGGTTCTACACATGCGGAACAAAGTGCCAAAGTTGCGATTGTCATAATATATTTTCTCATTTTGCCCTCCTGTTTACAAGTATAAGTTGGGAAAAATCAAAGGCAAGCTTTATTTCTTTAAATCAACCCCTTTTCTTCTGCTATCCAGTCTGATACAACCAGATTCCCCTCTTGGCCTTTATTCCAAACTTCTGAATCATCGTCGATGTGGTCTTGCGGGAACCACAATTCTTTCCCGTCTTCCATCCGAACCTTCAAAGCAGAATCGGTTTCGTGGATGGCTTCTACTCGTCCAACATTGGTTGCCATTTTTTTCTCCTTTTCTATACTAGTGCGATTCGAAAATCGCTGTCTGGGTTTGTTTCTGACAAATCTGAAATCACTTCTTCGTCTGTGCGCCATCGCCGGTGCACCACGAAAGGACGACTCCAAACGCGGTGTCCGTTCTGGCGTTTCTGGATGAATGCTGTTTTTGAGTACGGCGGCGCGAACAACATGTCCACGGTCTTCTTATATTTCAACGCCCGCGTGTAACATTTGGCGTGCCCCTCCCAGCCAGTCGCCGGGATACGACGGTTAAAAATCGCTTCCATCTTTCCTGTGTCGTCAACTACGAAAGAGCAAACGTCTTGCTCTCCATCTTTCACATAAATCAACACGCGGGGGATGCCATGCCCAATGTGGCGCCTCACTTGGTCATTTTTGTCGAGTGGTTGAATTTGTTTTAGCTTGTCCGTTGTCATTATTGCTCCTAAAGAGACGAAGAATTCAGAGCGCATATACTTCGCGAGCTTCTGCTATCACGTATTTTCCTTCTGCGCTTGTCCATCTATAGTCGTGGCCGGTCACGCGGCTGACAATTCTTGCTAATTTCTGCGCGATTACATACGATAGGATGCAATTGGAATCGACCCAAGAGAGAAGCGACACAGTGACCTTTGGGCGGTCGTCATCGCCTAACTCGACCAAACAGCCTATGTGTTTGTACTTCAAACACGCCTCGTCCATAGCTCTTGAAATCGCCGTCATCTCTTTGCATCCGAAATCGCCGAAAAGGTCTTTGTCGTTTTCCATGTTGGTTGCCCTCCTGATTACAAGCATAAGTTGCGGAATTACAATTTACATTGCAAGGATTGGACTCAAATCGCCAGATTCGTTTTTGTCTAACTGTATCGTGCGACCGGCGACTGCGAATATGTAGCTGGCCATGAACGCCATATCAACCATCGGGAAGCACCCAGGACATTCGTGGTGCGTTTTTGTCACCGATGACAACGCAAGGACAGCATTCCCAACGCCGCAAACTTCTCTGTGAATATCGCGCAACGCGTTGCGCATGGAAATTTGACGCGCAAGCTGGGGCCCCCGCTTGATAAGGTCGAAACTTTCAACAACAACCAAATCGAGTTGCCCGCGGTGCTTACGTAACGCTTTAAGCACAGCTTTCGACGTGGCGAATTCATCTTCAACCACGTGCGCGTTCGATGGTCTGTATGCGCCTTCTACGTCCAATGAATACAGCAAAACCCGTTTGCCATCTGCTGCGGCGTCAGTGGCTAGCGCATCCACGGCATGGCCAGCGTGTTTTCGGTCTTCGCTACCAAACAAACAAAACCTGTGTGGCGGTATCCCGTTCGGGATAAGGTCGTTAATCCCTTGCCACGGAGTTTTTATGTTCACTTTTTTATCCTTTCTTTGGGGAACGCGTGCGTCCCGCATTCCATGCACGTAACCAATTTGGTGTTCGGGTTGTATCGCCCGGCGTGCCACCCTCTTTCTCTGCACGCCTTGCCGGGCTTGCGGAAATATAGAAGCAGTTTCAGCCGCTCGCCGGTGCCTTCCATCAACCACTCCATCATCGTTCAATCAACGTCGCATTTTCATCGCTTACCTCTTTGATTTTATACACCTGGCCGGTGGTGGCCAGGCGTTGGCTGTGGCGTGTTGCGATTG